TTGGCACCATATTTAAACTCACTAGAGCTGAGATTGCTCAAAAAGTCAAAAATCGAATCCATCTCTTGCAGCAACCTAGATATAACCTTTATGCCTTCAATTATGCGCGAAGGCGTGGCAGGCCATTTAACGACATATCCTCTAGTATCGTCGTCGAACGCCCCTATACTTTCCAAGTTAACTAAGTTATGTACAATATCTTCACGGCACTTGTCTGACCTAACCTGCGATAGAAGCGCGTCAGCATCCATGCCGACCCTTTCCGGTTCCATAGCACATTGATGAATAGCGCTATTCCAGTCAAATTCCCCATTGCGATAGCCTAGCTCCTTGCACAAAGCCTCAATCAAAAGTCCTCTGACAGTCCGGCAATGCCCTATATACACATCCTCGCCTCTAAAATAGCCAGGATCAACCAGGAGCATTGAGTGTATGCTACACAGCAGCACCTCTATAAATGCTTCTATCTCGCCAGAAAGCACCAGGAGAGCGGCCGCTTTCTCATCTTTCCCAGTCCTATAGTCATAACCTGGAGCATATGAGAAATCGGATTTTAATTTTGGTAGCCGAGTATGCATCCAGTTCAATGCATCTTCCGCCTCCGAACAATTTTTCACCACTGCGCTGTTTAGAAGCCCCTCATTCCTAATGCATCGTATCCTTTTCCAGCCATTAAATACGTTATTTCTCTTTACAGAGACCTCTGTGCTCTCTCTGTACTTTAGCCGTTCGTCAAGCTGCCCATGAAAAGCTTCAATAACTAATGAGAAATCAAAAACCTCAAATTTTGAATCTTGGTTTCGCTTTGTCAACAATTGAACGAAGTCAGAAAAATCCTGTTCATCCACTGCCTTGATATATTTTTTTGTGACCGGATCGACTAACAAAGATCTCACTAACAACTGATTTTTCATTCTGATATTCCACTGGCTGCCTCAGTTTCTATATCTCTTATTATCCCCTTTGTCAAAAGATTGTTGTATTCGCCGAAGATGGGCATGAACGTTGGCTGATTGAGGAGGGCAACTGAACAAGCTAGGAACTGCTTTTGACCTATTAGGTAGGACCTTGCGCGAACGGTTGAATCCACAGTCGAATGCGGTCATTGCGATACGACGTTGTGTGAGAGAGGCATGGGTAGGGATTCGAATCCCTTCTAGCATCCTTGTAGGCCGCTTAAGGCCGGAAATTGCGGCGCTTTCGTCTTCGAATCGTGGCGTCCTGCGGTCCGTAGCGACCCTTAATGTGCCCTCATTTTGCCCTAAACCATCTTCATCACTACCGCTGCTATGCTTGGGATTTCTCGAAAGGAGTCGACCCATTCCAAATGAATACTCACTATCCGATGTGCTGGAAAGGATTTGCCACAATTAGCTCGCCTTGGAGGCGGCGATAATGGAACTGACGCTTTGGGTGGAACAGCGCAGCTCAGCAGACGTAGGTAGGTGGTATTCGCGGTGTACTGGAGGCGTTTGGTGAAAACTCTGGTCATATCAATCAAGGCCTGTCTCGGCTCATGGGGGGCGGATCTCCGCTAGGCATCACATTCGAGGCGACTTCATGCTCGCCTCCCGGAGAGCCTATCGATTGCCTATATTAAATCTCATGATGGACCGTTTTTCGGCTACAAAGCGACCACCCATCTGGGGTGAACGCAAGCTAGGCTTAACAAAAATGCAAATTCGCAATCAGCCAATTGTCTTCAGCTCATTCGAAAGGTCACTTTAATAAGTACGAATGATGCAATCCTACCGCCCTGGCAAAGTTCGAGCCGAAGGACGTAACGTGTAATATACCGTTTTCTAGGAAAATAGCGTCTTTAAATCCAATCTGTAGAACTTGGAACTCGGGTCGTTCTTTCGCCCAATCATAAGCCCCAGCCTTCGATATAGCTCTACTGTAATCAACTACAACCAAGCCAAGACGAATCCAGTTATCGACCAAGGCCGGCAAGTCCTCGTCAACTATTGGCTGGCCACTCTTAAGATCAACGTTATCCATAAGATGCATATATAATGTCTGATACCCGCCTTCAACCGCTCTGCGAACTTGGCAAACCGGAAAATTGTCGGGAACAGAAAAAATGGTTTTAAGGTGTTCGGCTTCCGAGGCAGTAATTTGTTTAATTACTTCAACAAAGGCAGGGTGAGCCTTAGAGGAAACCCGAGAGTCCATTGCTGTGGATAGTAAATTTAGATACATCTCCTTTAGATCAGCTTCCTCAAAGCTGAATGCTAAACCCTGCAATGCCGGCCCGGCAAGCGACGCATTCGGCTCTACTAATTTATCAATTGGAATCGCAGCCATCTTTTTTGCAACATCTTCCTCAAAATCATTCTCGAAATAACGTCGTGCTTTTTCTACACCAAAATTCATCGCTGCTAGTGGGAGCAACACAACATTTATTGATTTCGTGAGAGTCAAAGCTGCCTGCCCTAGATTTCTACCCGCTTCCTTTACCTCAGAGTTATCTCCGGCGGCCTTCATAATCTCAGCAATAACAGTTACTCCGTTTTGCACCCCTTTCAGCACGCCATCATCCTCCGCCATGTCATCTCCAATTGCTTCTCACGGTTCTTTATAAATGCCAGCCCCTGGCTTTAACTTTGCAAATTTCTTCGCGCGTCCTTGAGGGGCATTTTTGACCAGTCAATCTCGTGTTTTCTATTTGCCTCACAGGCGCATTACGCGCCAATGACACACCTCATATTACCCTACACTTATCATACATTTGCAGACTTAGCAGTGACAAATAAAGGGGGTCCGCTCTCAGCTTCCCAAGCTGATAACGAGGGTTCGATTCCCTTCACCCGCTCCACTATTTTCAAGGCCTTCAGCCTACCCCGCGTCAACCAGGTGTCTGTTAAGGTATCTGTTTCTGGCTTTCTCAGATTCAGAACGGATAGAAACAGACACCTACAGTTCGAAGATGCGCAGCCTTTCGAATCATTCCCGCCGTGCCGCCCCATCCCCGCTCACAATCGATCAAACCCGATAGCTCTACTCATCATCCGTCTTGTGCTGTAGTCGTTCACTACGCTCACTGGAACCGGCTGAAGCCGGAATTAAATCAACGTTAGGCATCACGCGATGCCTCATCAAATGAGACGACTATTCTAAAATATTGAATTCCTTTTTGCCGCCAGCGCGCTGATTGTGCTGGCGTCGGCCGCTGCTAGCCTTTGGTCAAATCAGTGGCATTGGTTTGGGCGTTCAGGAGCAATCCTTACTATTGCGGGCGTATTGCTCACTTTCCGACCGTTGGTGCGCGTGGGCCTCGCCGAATGGCTTCGAAGCCAGTCCGTCCATTGACGGTGGCCATTTTGTAGCTACAGAAGAAGAAACCGAAGCTGATCGCCAAGCAACAATTGACGGTAGTGCATCCAAGCTGGGTATCACCCTGGCTATCGTTGGCGGCCTTCCGGATTGACGTCCATGCTCATGATGGATTGGACTAACTACTAGCACCGCCCCCGGAAATAAAGGCCCAAAGAACTACTCTAAAAGCCCCGTACCAATTTAGTACCGTGACGCATCACGCGTCGTTAGATCTAGGCCCTTCATCACCCGCCGTAGCAAATTTTAAGCAAGCGTTTTCGGCTCCACTCCCGAACACTGTCGCTGCTATGCTGTAGATCTTTCGAATGGAGTCGGGTAACCATGGCGAGCGAATATTCATTGGTGGACGTACTTGAAAGGATTTATCAAAATCAACTAGCGCTGGAAGCGGCTGCGATGGAGCTAACATTGTGTGCTGAGCGGGAAAACGCTACCGAAGTGGGCGAGAACGTGCGTGCGGCACTCTGCACAATCGGTGAAAACGCAGGTCATATTAAACAAGGCTTAGCTCGCCTTAAAGGATTAGACTTTAGCTAACGGCCCCAGCCGCCCCACACAGTTTTGCTGGAAACAATGAAAAATAGAACCTGAAGAACCTAAACTAACCCGCGTTTAAAACAACAGTAACAACATAGGGAAATACGATGACCACAGTATGGCCGGAAGATCTTTACGAATTCTCTTACATCCCTAACACTCAACAAATGCTCGACAGCCTATCAGCACTTAGCGAGCATGAAATCTGGGACTATCAAAACAATCCAACAAGCCAATACAAACCTGTACTTTCAAACTACCTTAAACACACATACAAACGACTAACTGAGGAAGGAAAAATATCGAGATCTGACAACGATGAATACTCAACTTTCAATACAGGACTAGTTACACCATCGCAAGAGCCGATCTACGCCTTATTCGATAGAAACACTATTCCTGATCGTCAGCCATGGCATTTTTTAAGGTTTGTACGCCGTGGAGAGCAAATTCTAACTGCCTTCTCAGAGCTACCCGAACTAGCGAGCTATTTTACAAACCCCTCCGCCCTCGTACTCGACTGCAACAAAGAACTAAGAGTCAATGTTGAGCATATTGTCAGCGATAACAAAACTCGTTTCCCCGCACCATTTAACGCCATGGACGACTTTGCGCTGCAAACTTTTCTGAAAGGGGCCATTGACAACGCAAAAGAAAGAGTCAAAAGAAATTACAAAACAGCAGTTCCGCAATATTATTCAGGACGTGTGCAGCTAATGCTCCCACTCTGCATTTCATCCCCAACCCAAGCTGACTTAGCAATCATTGTCGAAGATCATGGTTTGTTTTATAGAGCTGCAACATGTTTAACTCTAGACATGGCATACAACAACGCTCGCTTGCTGGCAAAACCAGACAAGGACTGGCTAAAGCCGTGAACTGATGGAGGCGGACCTCAGAATAGGGATAACGCCAACCAATTGTCCACCAGCAGCATAGGCTCACCACCCTGAATATAACGCTCCTGATAGGAAAATCATCCATGGCAACGATTCGTGAGTATTTCGATGTAGACGCAAAAATTTTTACTGTTAATACAAACTGGACTATACAGACGCGCACAGGTGAGACTGCGGCCGACATTATTGGGAAGGTCGCATATGATTTTGAGGCTAATGCTAAGTACTGGTATATCTACATCCCGACTACGTCAGATTTATCACAATGTTTGAACGCTATTTTCCGCTCACCTAACGTTGAAAATTGTCGTATCGGACCGGAAGGCGACGGTGTTCTAGTAGATATAGGAGAGTTAGATTACTCTGAACGATTATCTAGTTCGACACTTCAATTTACCAAGCGAGTCCACCTCTATCTCGACGCCGATCTGACACCAGATATTCGCACAGCACTCGTAAAAGAAGGCCTGGCTCACGGGTATTTTCTATCAATTCGAGACCGAGAATACTCCAAAAAGCGCTCCGAGAGTGAAAAACCTCTTGCATTTATTTCACATGACTCTCGGGATAAGGATGGTTTTGTAAGAGCTCTCGCAACTCAGCTATCAATGAACCATTGCACCGTCTGGTATGACGAGTACTCACTGAAAGTTGGTGATAGCCTTAGAGCCAACATCGAGAGAGGGCTCCGCGAAACAAAAAAATGTATTGTGATACTTTCTCCACACTTTCTTTCCAATGAAGGCTGGGGCAAAGCAGAGTTCGATTCAATATATACTAGGGAAATCATCGAAAAGCAAAATGTCATACTGCCTGTATGGCTTGACGTCGGAATCCACGATATCTATAAGTACAGCCCTCGACTAGCCGACAAGGTTGGTCTGTCCGCGAGTCTCGGCGTAGAAGAAGTTGCTCGCCAATTAACACGCGCAGTTAAAGCCACCCTCTAGCTGCGCTTGCCTGCCATTCACTTTTAAACGTATCGATTCTACTCCTCATATCCGGTTGAACCCTCTCCGAACGGCTAGGCCTGCAACCTCGACTGGCACCTCAATATTTGATTATCCTTACTTAGATTTTGCGCGGCTGTATCGCCACCTCGTTGCCAGCTTCCCAAGCTGATAACGAGGGTTCGATTCCCTTCACTCGCTCCACTATTTTCAAGACCTCCAGCCTACCCCGCGCCAAAACAAGGTGTCTGTTAATGTGTCTGTTTCTGTTTTTCGCAGACTCCATATGAACTGAACAGACACCCGCACCTAAACACTCCACCTCCTGAAATATTCCCGCGTCCTGCCGGCCGATTCCCCCATCATCACCTCCGCCCCTCCCATTTCTGCACTACCGTGACTCACCAGTTTCAAAGTAGGGCTCTAGAATCGTTCCCGCCTGCGCGCTTTACTGTACAAATAAACAGTATTCTGAGGATTGTGTGATGACGGCGAAAATTATCAAACTTGAACAGATAAGAGCGTTAAAGGAGGCGGGAGTCGAATGGGGACCTGCCCCATTCATGGATGACCTACCGCCGTCCTTCTCGTCAGCCCACTGCGCCGCCGCCCGCGCAATGGTGAACTGGTCAGTAGAGGCACTCTCATTCCGGTCCGGGGTTTCAGTCAAGGCGATCAGAGACCTTGAAGAAGGACGGTAGATATTGCGACAGGTCACGATGCAGGCCTTGTCGTTTGCCTTAGAAGCAGAGGGCCTAGTATTTATCCCAGGGCTGAAGCCCATGCGGGGTCAAAACTGCCGAGGCGGAACAATGGATCCCAAGAACCGTGACGATTTCCACCTGATCGAGTAGCTGGCTTTACGCCACACCCTATAGCTTAGGGGTGTTTTCCCGAGATGATTTCAGGATCGCCATAGGTAATCCTAACGATGGTCAATTTAAAATTTCATTCGAGCCGATTGCAGTCTAGAAGCAGCGCACCACCAAAGGGTATCCTCGGCCTCCGAGTCTCAAAATACCGCTTAGCCCAAGCGAGTTAATTAAGAATTACAAAATGACAGAAGACATAGAAGGTCAAATTAATACAGCTCGAAATATATTTTTCGGAGTATTAAAAGGTATCGATACCAGTGTAAAAATAAAATTGCCAACGCACGTCTATCATTACACCACCTGGGGCAGTTTCTGCTCAATGATGGAGTCAAACTCAATAAGATTACATACAACCAGTAATTTTACTGACACTTTAGAACGAAAACATATTTTCTCTATCGAAAATCGTGTCAGCGGAGCAATTACAGATAAAGAAACCGGAGAAAATCATGATCTCGCAACCATTATAAATAACGAACTGTCCAGCCATCATGTTTTCATTCAATCAAATACGACCTCAGATAAAAACGCTTACCTATGGAGAAATTACGGCGATCAAGGAAAAGGAATTTGCCTGTGCTTCTCCACAAAGCAATACTTAGATCTCTTAAACGAAACACTAACCGATTTCGAACTACTTCCAGATTACTTAAAATGCTGCTATGTATCTTATAGCAACGAATGGGCTGATCATTTCATGGAAATGATCTTTCCCGCAATCCAACAAGCCAATGCTCAACTTGGACATGCTGGTTACTTGGTTTGGTTCTTTTTTCTTGAATACTGGAGAAACTTCATCAAGGTATCTGACCCATACAAAGCAGAGTCCGAGGTACGATTTGTCGTTTCTGACAACTATTCGATATTTCTACTGATGTGCAGCCTACTGGCAAAATGGGGTCATTTCACTACGCGTCAACCAATTGAACTATCAGAAGCCTTTAACAAGCAGTATATCGAGAGAAAAAACCAAATCCATACAAAGCTATCGCTTTCAGAAAACAACAAATCCAAGTTCATATCTATACCCTTAGATAAAATATTGCACTCAGTAACCATTGGACCAAATGCATCAATCACAAAAAGTGAAGTTAGCACTCAGACAAATGGAAAAATAAAAAAATCCAGAATCAGCAAGTCCTTTCTGATGTTATAGGGATTCGCCCCCCTTCTAGCATCCCTATAGACCGCTTAAGGCCAGAAATTCCGGCGCCTTAGTCTTTTGCTCATGGCGTCCTGCGGTCCATGGCGGCCCTGAAACTGCCCTAATTTTGCCCTAAACCTCTTCATCACTGCCGCTGCTATGCTAGGGGTTTCTCGAAAGGAGTCGACCCCATGCGAGGCGATTACTCACTACCCGAAGTGCTGGAAAGGATTTGCCACAATCAGCTCGCCCTGGAGGCAGCGATAATGGAGCTTACGTTGTGGGTGGAGCAGCGGGGTTCAGCAGAAGTAGGGAGTAACATTCGCGGCGCCCTGGAGGCGATTGGTGCAAACGCCGGCCATATCAAACAGGGTCTGGCTCGATTTAAGGGAGCGGATCTCGGATAGGCATCAATTTCGAGGCGGCTTCATAAGTTACATCTGCGGAGCTCACGCAAACCCCACCTGCCGACCGATCGTAACGGGCAAACACATAACAACCTCCCACCGGGGCGGTCTTAAAGGGATATTGGTAGCATACCCCCTCCAATATAGCCGGCTATACTCCAAACGCCTATCTAAAGGACAGTCAAAATCCAACCAGTTGGAATCAAGGATCTGATACATATCTGATTGAACTTCAAATATTGGAATCGGGTGGTCGGGAGGTGGCAGTATTGTGCGAGCGTAAGCTATCGACTCCTCGATGGATCGCACGCCAAAAAGCGAACAATGCCTCGAAAAACGGTGCCTGAATTCATCCTCCTGCAGTACTTTCTCTGCGCAATACTCACGGAGCTCTCCACTATTACGATGCATCTGATCTGGGGAAACTTCATGGATAACATTCCAAAACATTTCTCCAAATCTAGAAAGATTCCCCTTACCGAGCTCAAGGCGCATCCCCTCCTGAAGCAGTCGCTCGCGATCCGAATGAAAAAAAGTAGGCATCTAACAAATCCATGAATCCAAAGTTACGTCAAAGATACTAGGACTTGAAATCTAAAATAACCCCCCTAGCGCGGCAGGCTCCCAATTCATAATCACCAACTCGCTGCTGACCTCGACCTTTCCTTGCCGCTGGTTCGTAGTGGTATAGCGGATATCCAAGGTTTCGAAGTAGAGGCCATCGAACACACGGCGGATGTCCGGGTGGTCGTTGATGCTGACCATCACCTTGCCCTTGCAGCGGCGCATAAATTCGGCCATCCGCTCGTAGTTCTCGAACGGAAAGTCCACGCCATAACCGGCAGTCTGCCAATACGGTGGGTCCATGTAATGGAAGGTATGGGCACGGTCGTACCGTTCAGCGCATTCCAGCCAAGGGAGATTTTCAACGTAGGTGCCTGACAGGCGTTGCCAAGCGGCCGATAGATTTTCCTCGATCCGCAGCAAGTTGATGGCCGGGGCAGTGGTCGCAGTGCCGAACGTTTGCGCGGTGACCTTGCCGGCGAAAGCATGGTGCTGCAGGTAAAAGAATCGGGCTGCGCGTTGAATGTCGGTGAGGGTTTCAGGGCGGATCATTTTCTGCCACTCGAACACCTTGCGTGAGCTGAGCGCCCACTTGAACTGGCGCACGAACTCCTCGAGGTGATTCTGCACGACGCGGTACAACGTTACCAGATCGCCGTTGATGTCGTTGAGGACCTCCACGGGCGCCGCTTGGGGGCGCATGAAATAAAGCGCAGCACCGCCGGCAAAGACTTCGACGTAGCATTCGTGTGGTGGGAAAAGCGGGATGAGGCGGTCGGCTAGGCGGCGCTTGCCGCCCATCCAAGGAATGATAGGTGTGGACATTGATAGCAAGACCTTTACTGTATGGATAAACAGGTGTTAGGCTCCCTCCGCTTTGTGCACGGAGCAGAAGCCTTGGCTGGACTTGCAGGGGCAATCTGCGGGTACAGCGGTCAAGTTGAATGTTGACGCATTCAACTTGACCGCTTCTTTCCAAAAAGTAATCTCAATAGCTTTCATTGAAGATCAAAAAATGAAAAAACAAAGCAACTTCAAATCAGAAGTTAAAAAATTTGCAAAAAAAATCTCTTCCGAAATTATAATTGCAACACTACTTGGCACGTTACCCGTGACAATTTATTCCGTAAATGCGAAATCTTTGGACGACACTGTCGGCGGACTACTGGCGATAGGAAACTTGATAAATTACGCTGGGTACTTAACCGTTGTTTTCATCCTAGCGACCGGCCTTAGATACATATTTAGGTTTTCCTCCGAAAGCGCTCAGCGTAATTTAGTGGCCTTTCATAGAATTACAGCAGAGCTTGGCACAAGCTTTTTAACAGTAATAAGAACCGGTCTCGGCGCTATGATTGGCATTCTCATCATCGCTTTCTCCACTAACGTTATAACGCTATCTCCTGGCGAATACATAAGCCTGACCGGGAGCATTTTTTGCGTACTGCTGGTGTCTACTTCCCTAGCCGTTGGCCATGAGCTTCTATCTAAAACATCGAAAACGCAACAAGCGGATAACCCACTAAAGTTTGACAGCAATATAAAGCGTTAAATTACTCGTCAATCCGTTCAAGTATGGTATGGACATATGCCTGACATGCATTCAGGGCGATCAATCCTCGATCGCCGGCGTCGGTGATGCCGATAATTCGTTGAGCATGCGCTGGGTCAAGTTGGGCTCTTGTGGGGCCATGAACCACGCCGCCGGTGGCGGTGGTGACTGGCACTGAGCCCCCGTTGCCTGACTCGGTGGCATCGAGTAGGACTGACAGGCGCACATCAGCAGTGGCAAGACGGTCACGCAGGCGACCTTGATCACGTTGGGCATCGCTCAGGGCTCGGTAATGGGTTTTTTCGCTGGCTGACAGTCGCTGCTCGAGCGCCAGTCGTTTGTCTTGCTCGGCACGTTGTTGTGCCGCTGCGGTTATGGCCAATTGATTGAGGGTTTCCGCCTGCAGGCGGGCTTGATGTTCCAGCTGCTGACCGTAGCGCCAGTCTTGAACCTGCCAGGTGATCGCGGCAGAGCCACCGAGCAGCACAGCCAACAACACACCCACCGCGAGCAGCCGATATGGGGCCGGGATCAGGTCGACGAAACGCATAGCACTGCCCTCGCCCGCTCCCACAGCTGCAACCGATCTTGCAAACCATTCAGCCCACCGTTGATCCGGCGGGTGATGCTATTGAACTGGTCACGGTCGGCCAGTTCGTTGAGGCCGTTTTGCGCCCAGAACCAGGCGGCGGATTCGGCGGCCCATTCAGGCAGTTCAAGCAGTTCAGGGGTGCGCAACAAGCGCTCGTCATCGAACAGGGCCAAGCTGCATAGACGATAGTTGTTATGGCCGGTGATCTGGATCAGGCCGCGTCCGCGATAGCGCTGGCCATCCCCGTCCGCTTCTGGGGTGTTACCCAGTTTCTCGGCCAGATTGCCGGTGTCGTATTTGCTCAGGTACTGATCGCCGCCCAGCTCACGGACGTACTGCAGTTGGCCGGACTCGTGCCCGAGCTGGGCCAAGAACGCGGCCTGACGTTTCGGCGTATTGATTTGCCGGTGGGCCATGGCGGCATTGAGAGCGGAAACAAAAACGCCCGCTTGGCGGCGGGCGTTGGGCATGATGCGTTGTAGCTGTTGCTCGGTGATAGACATACAAACTCCAGGCATAAAAAAACCGCACAAGGCGGATGGTGGGGCGCCGTGGCGCTACGCGAGACTGACAACCTTGACCGGCTTCACCTCCTTCTTTTTCTTGCCCTTGGCCTTGGCTTTACCCTTATTGCCGCCGTTGCATTCGACCGTGGTCGACCAGCCGGCTTGGGTGAAAACCTGTTCGACCGAGTCCGCCAGATACTCGCCATCGAGCCCGACCTTGAAGCCTTGGGCATTGATTGGTCGCTCGGCGAATAGGTCGGTACGACCGGGCATTTCGAAACGCACCCCGGCCCCGGAGCGGTTGAACGCCGCCAAGCGTGCCTTGGCCGCGGACTCGGCGGCGGTCTTGTTCGGGTGGATGTGCCGATCGGTGTGCACCGAGGGCAGACCGGCCGGCGCGTCGTCGTTGTCCAGGGAGACTACCGACAGCTTGCCGCCCTTCTTGTCTTGGTGTTTGGTGGCCACCTTGCCGTGGGTGTTGCGATCGCCCAGGCGGAACTGCCAACGGTCGACGTCCTTGCGGGTGATGGTGATCGCGCCAAATTCCTTGCCGCTTGCGCTTTGCCCGCCCTGACGCGGCATCACCAACAGCTTGCCGTCCGCGACCTTGGCCGTGCAGTCGTATTGCTTAGCCAGGCGCGTGATGAAATTGAAATCGGATTCGCTGAGCTGGTCCGCTCGGGCGACCTTGGTGGCCACCGGACAGCCCGGCTCCCAGCCATTACGCGCGGCGATATCGCTGACGATTTTCGACAGCGGCACCTCTTCCCAGCTTCCACTGCGAATGGTCTTGCCACTGCCGCGCATGTCGCTGGCCTTGCCCTTGATTGAAATCGTATCCGGCGGGCCCGATACCGTGATGTCATCGACCACATAGCGGCCCAGGCGGGCCAGCCCGGTCTCGACATAACCCATGTAAATCTCAATGCCGGCACCCCGCGGGGGCAGCGTCACCAGCCCGTCACGGTCATCAATGCGCAACTCGAATTCGTCTGAGTCCATCCCGGGCTTGTCGGTGGTGCTGAGCTGGATCAGCCGGTCATTGATCAAGCCGGTGATGTCGGCACCATCGGCGACGACGCGAAACCTAGGAGTCATGGAAAACATCCAAAAGAAAACCCGCACAGGGCGGGTTGGGGGGATGGGCGTTACGCGTAACGCGATCAGGCGCCGGCGGCGACTCCGGACGGGGTCAGTCCCACAGCGTGACCGCCTCGATGACCGGGCTCGGCAGATCCGGCAACACAATGAGCAAGCCGGTGCGGAATGGCTGCTCCTCCTCTGCCAGCCCCTGATTGGCATCAAACACCGCCTCAACACTGCCGTTGAGGTGGCCATAGAAGTTATGGCAAATGGTGTCGAGCAAATCCCCGTCAGACGTTCTGCATATCGTCGCCATAGCGCACAAACTCCAGGGTGAACTCTTGTTTACGCGGAATCCCGCCTTGCATCAGCGCGCTTTGATCTTCGTCGACGCTCTTCAAGCACCAGGTGCCCAGCACATCGCCATAGCCCGTGGTCAGCGTCAGCGGCTGAAGCTGGGCGCCGATCGAGCGCAGCGTGTCGAGCTGCTTCAGCCCGCCCTTGAAGCCCGGGAAAATCTGCCCCTTAAGCGTGATTTTCTCGTCACCCATGCCAACGCCTTGTAGTGCCGGCCGACGCGACAGGCGCTCTTGAGAGGCCCAGCGGAATTCGGTCGAGCGGCGCAGCGAGTCAAAGGCCGCGGTGTCGAGGTTGAAGTAATACGGCTGCGCCTTGGGATCGAGCGGCTGAAGGATCAGCAGGTGCGGAAACGGTTTCACCGCCTCCGGCGCCGGCGTGCCATCGGTGGCCAGCGCACCCGTCGGCAGAATGTTGGCCAGCGACGGGCTGACCTTGCCGGCGATCTTGTTGATCGCCGTCGCCGCTTTGCTGGCCTGCTCCTTCAGCGTGGCCACGCGCTCGTCGATTTGAGACAGCGCGCGGGCGGCCTTGTTGTAGGTGGCCACCACTTGCCCGACCTTGGCCTGAGCCGCCTGCACCCCGCGCATCACCCGCTGCAACTTGGCCCCGACCGCCGGCCCGACAAAGGGCAACCCCTCCAGCTCGGACGCGGCCCCGGTGATTTCCCCGATCGCGCCATTCATCGGCCCCAGCATGCCGTCCAGGCTGCGCCGACCGGTCTCGCCGGCCGACGCAAGGTATTTCAACCCAGACTGCAATTGCTGCAATGCAGGCGTTTCCTGATCAGACATATGTCCCCCTGATTAAACGTGCGGTTCGTCATACAGCTTGGTGCTGCTGGCTTGCTTGGCCATGTCGCGATAGTGCTGATCGAGCATGGGCTTGAGCTGGCCGTAGAGCGTCGCCGCGTCCTTCACGTCGCCATTGACCGTCAGCGTAAACGGCGCCTGAATGTCTACTTTCGTCTCGACCGTGGTCGGGGCCGGCTTCGGCGCCAAGGCCAGCGGCCCCGCTGCCATCGCCGCGTCGGCACTGGCCGGCGGCAACATCATGGCCCGCGCGGCGTCACCCGGTTGCGGCGCCGGATCTTCCAGCCCGGAGCGAATGACCTTGGGCCGGCGCAACTCTGAGCCCGGGAACCGCACCTTGTTGGCAAAGTGCGGCAGCAGCATGGCGTCTTTGGAGTCAGGATCGCGCGGGTCATACGACACCGGCGGCGGCTCAAACGCTTTGGGCGCCGTGTCGAACGACTTGGCGATGTCGCCCATCACCGGCGCAATGTTCTGCCCGGCGTTGGCCATCATCAGCGGACCGGCCGCTGGCATGCTCTTCAGCGCATCGTCGCCGCCAAACAGCGACTTGCCGATGTAACCGCCCAGGGCGTCGCCGCCCATGCTGCCGAGCACCCCGCCGATCAGACCACCTATCGCGGTCCCGACCACCGGAAACAGTAGCGTGCCAAGGGCAGCACCGGCCGCCGCACCGCCCAGCGTGCCGGCCAGACCACCGGCGGCGGCGCCGTAGCCTTCGGCCTTCTCGTCCTGCGTCTCGGCGTTCTGGTAGGTGTCTAAGGCCTTGTAGCCGGCCTCAGCGACAGCGAACACCGTCGCGCCTTTGATCACGCCTTTGACGCCGCCACCACTACCGCCACTACCACTACCGCCACCGCCAACGCCACCTTTGGCCGCCTTGGCTGCCTTGCCCGCCTCGCCCCCTTTGCCGCCCTTGCCGCCCTTTTTCTCCTTGCCATCGACATCGAGGTCGCCGGCATCCAGCCCGCCACCGCCACCGCCGCCCATTCCGCCACCCACCACAATGACTTTTTGCGGGATATTCGGGTTGCCCATCATCGAGCCGCGGCCAATGTTCAGCAGGCCCTTGGCGATCTTGAAGGTGCTCATCGCCGACTGAAAGGCGATCACGGCGGCCACCGCCGCACCGATCCCCGTAACCAGTCGCGGCGATTCATCGGAGAGCTTGGCCAACGCCTGGGAGGCCGTGCGCACCCCATCCGCCACCCTGTCCGTGACAGGCCGGAAGGCATCGCCGATCGCGCGCATGGCGTCGTCCATCGACTGAGCCATTTCCGACCATTTCTGCGCTGACGACTGCCGGCGCTCCTCCAGGTTCTTGTCCAAGATCCCGGTGGCACTGGCCGACTCCGATTTCAACTTGGCGTACAAATCCTTGTTCTGCATGTAGGCAGTCAAAGCGGCCTTAACCTGCATGTCCGAGAACAAATCACCGGTTCGCAGAGCTTCCTCAAGCGCGATGACCATGCCTTTGGCTTTTTCCGGATCGGTCTCCTTGCTGATCTCCGCCGTGGCCTTGGCCATGGCGGCAGCCTTCTTCGGATCGGTCGCCGCGATGTATTTCTGGGCCAGTTCAAAGCTGGATTCCAGCGTCGATTTTCCGTTCTGCAGGCCGGTGTTCATCGACCCCTGATAGTCGATCCCGGCCTTTTTATACGCATCAACCGTATCCCCCGAGCCGATCTTTCCGATCCAGTTCTTCAGGTTGTTGGCCGCCTCATCGGCGCCACCGGCCGTCTTCATCTGCACCTGGAGCATCGAACCCAGTTGGGTTACGGCATCCATACCGTAGATCTTCATATTGCCCATGTTGGCCAGCAGTTCGGGGAACCAGCGCGCCATGTCAGCCGCTTCAAAGCTGCCTGCCTGGCCTTGATAGGCGATCGCCTCCAGCGCTTTCTGCATTACCGCCGGATCAGAGATCTTGGCGTTTTGCCCCAAGGCGTTGATCATGCGTGCCGTTTCGCCGCCATCCGCGCCTTGGCCCACGGCAAACTTGGCCGCTGTCGGAGCGTACTGCATGGCTTTGTCCAGCTCCATACCTGCGCCCACCAACGCGTTAACCACCTCGGCCACCTGGTTACGCGCCATCCCTGTGTCACGCGACGTGTCGATAATCTTCCTCGACATCTGCGCTTCTTCGGGCTTGTTGGCAATGTTCGACTTGATCGCAATGTCACGAATGATCGCGCCATAGTCCGCGCTGACCTTGGTCGGAATGGCCATCGCCGCCGTGGCGGCCGCCGCCTGACCGATACTGCTTTTAAGCTGTTGCTTGCCCTCGTCGATTTGCTGGTGACCCTTGGCCTTGAACTCGGCCTTAGCCGCCGCCTGCCCCATGCTGTTGTAAGCCTTGGTCAGATCGCGAACCGCGACGCCCTGTTTCTTCAGGCTGCTGAGGTTGGTTTCAAGCTTGCCCAACAAGGCGGAAGCGCCCTTGTCGCCAGCCATGTGCGCCTTACGCCATTCATCACGCAGTCGAATGGTGTCGCCAATGGTCTTTTCCAGTACCCGGGCTTTTTGACCCTCGGCCTCAAGGCGCTTGATGCGACCGGAGACATCCTTAAACGCCGAACCCACGGTAGAGCTGACCGCCCCGCCAATCACCAGGCCGAGCGCGAGTTTGTTCGCCATGTGCGTGCCCTTTACGTCGGGTCAATCAAAGGCGGCTCAATCCGTGAGCCACCACACCATTTCCGAAAACGGCATGGCCTTGATCTCGGCCGCCGAGAAACCGGTCTCTTTGGCCAAGCGTCGGGCCAGCGTCTTCAACGTGGCTTCGTTACAGGTCGTCTTCTTCAACCAGACGAAAATAGCCGGCCTGCAAGCGGTTGTAGTCCTTGATCTTCAGGCCGGCCAGATCCGCGTCGGTGGCCGTGAGCAAGCTGCAAAAGAGGTTCTTTTCCATCTTGTCGTATTCACCACCGCCGGCCGCCTTGGCCGCCTCCATGTCCTTCACGCTGGGCGCGCGCATCGACAACTTGTCGACCAGCACGCCCATGATGCTGCTCTTATAGGCGAGCGTTACGATCACGCCGTCGTCGGTGAGTTCCAGCCACTTCGGCAGCGGCTTGTTCAGGCTTACTTGTGTCATGTTCGTGCGTCCTTAAAGGCCCAGGGCCGAGCGTTCTGCAGCCAGTTGATCGACACCGTCAATCACCTGAATCATGTTGATGGGATCGATCTCGTACATGACGCGACCGTCGATTTCGAGCTTGTAGTAAACAGCCTTGATCGCATGCTTGATTTCAGCCTTGTCGCCCGGCTTCCAGTCGCCCATGTCGACCTCTTTGATGCCACCGCGCAGGGTCACTACCACCGGCGTAACCGCTCCTTTCAGCCCTCGGAAGGCGCCACGAAAAACGATGGTGCAAGCGGTCTGATCAGCCAGCCCGAAGTACTTCAACGACTCGCGACGCACGCCGAGGGTGGTAAACGCCGCTTCGAGCTTTTCCAGACCCATGGCCATTTCGATCGGGGCGGACATACCACCGCCTTGGTAGTCATCGGTCTTTTGGGTCACCTTGGGCAGTGACAACGTGGGCACGTCGCCGGCAAAACTGACACCGTCGACGAACGCGTTCATGCTGGAGAGAACTTGAGGAATCATTGAGCGGCCCCCTTAGGCGGTTTCAAGAACTTCGGTCAGCCACTCGTTGGTGACCTCGATGAGGAAGTTCGGGTTTTCTGCCGGTGGCACATCGGTAAAGCGAATGCGCCAAAAAATTTTGCCCTGCTCGATCTGGCTGGCCGTGTTCTTTTCCTTGTCCGGGTAGACCTCGAAGTTGATCACCGCGCCGGCGTTCTTCTGATCGCGCATGAACGCTTGAAGGCCTTCGGTGACGTCCTGCACATAGGTCTTGGTGATCGAGCGATCGACCGCCCATTTGTGCCCCGCCTGAATCGCATCCATGAGGATGTCGCAGGTGCGCACGCGGGTGACGAATGCCCATTTCGGATCGCTGGACAACGTGCGGTTGCCCCATAGGCGATAACCACCGTCCCGGGTGATCGTGGCAATGTTCGCGTTGTTCAGCAGGTTGGCCCGGCAGGTCTCATCACCGTCCAGGTATTCGATCGGGCGAGTGGTCCCAGTGATGCCGACAAACTCCTTGTTCGACGGCGACGCCCAATAGCCGTAGTTCGCATCGGTCCAGGCGAACAAGCCCGCGACCCAAGCCGAAGCCGGGGCATCGACTGTTGCGCTGACGATCGTGTCCCAGAACTGCACGCCGGGATCGACCATGTACAGGCGCTTGCTGCCGAACTCCAGGGCATAAGCCATGGCGGCTTCATCGGTGGTGTTCGGTCCGTCGATGATGCCAATCGCACGCAACTTGCCGGCCAGCGCATCCATGGCTGTCGCTACCGCTTGCGTGGCGGAATGCTTCGGCGCGATCACCAGCTTCGGCTGGGCATTATGTTTACTCTTGCCGTCCAGCAGTGCTTGCAGACCGGTACGTTGACCATTGGCGAGAACACCGCCGATGATGGCGGACGTTTGCAACGCGGCGTCTTCCAGCTTGGGCACGCCGATGGCAACGATCACCGCCTTGGCCCGGACATAGATTGCAGCTGCCGCCTTGGCGATCGCCGACCCTGCACCGAATGCTGCAATGGCTTCGCCCTCAGAGGTGAGCAATACCAACTCACCCGCCTTGGCCGCACCGCCGCCGATCAAACCCGGGGTGAACGTGTCGCACAGGCCGATGATCGACGAGGACGGCAGCGAAATCGTCCGCGCACCAGTGTCGATCAACATGGTGGTGACGCCGTGAAAGAAACTCATAAGGCTCAATCTCCAGAAACGAAAAAGCCCCGCATGAGCGAGGCAGTCAGGGATGTTCGTGTTACGCGTAACGGATAAGAAAACGCCCCATCAGTGCGGGGCGTTACTCGGGTAAGTCGGCAACCCAATCCGGCGCCGACGGTCGACCAGACTGGCCCGGGAAGGGCCCTGCCGCCGGCCAATCCCGCAGCTGTTGCCGATAGGCGTACAACTCGGCGCGTTGCTCACTGCTGATCGGATAGTCCGGAAATACCAGGTAGTCGGTGGCGGCAATCTGGGCGTTGCGCCACACCCGCTCGATCGCCTTGGTGGCTTCCAACTGCGCTGCCGCGTCCAACTCCCAGCCATCACCGCCCCACACATGAAACAGACCGGGCCACGGCTTCCAGGTCAGATCGGCCGGCAGACTGCCCACCTCAAAGTGCTCCTGCGCCACACCGTCCTCGGTGCGAAAAACAATCCCGCGATGATCGGGCACCTGCACGGCCTTGCCGCTCACCAGTGCCCACGCGAATCCCTCCGCCGGCACCTCCAGCACCGCTGGCAACTCCACCGCGTTCTCCGGCTTTTGGTAGCCGATGCCGGGAATAACCTTCAGCACTTCCGGCCCGGACAAAACGCCCGCAACCCCCACGACGTATATTTCTTTCATAGACACCTCAGATCATTTTGATACGGCCGGGATAGGCGATGTTTCGCGGCTGAGCCTCTGCTCCGCCGCTACTGCCGGTCGCATAGTTGGTGCCGGCGGCCAGAACAGAGTTGCCACTACCGGAAGCCACAAACACCGGTGCCCCGTAGAGGTGGGTGTGCGCCTTGTTCTGACTGGCTCTCCAGCTACCACCCGTCCGGCCGACTTCAATCCCGCGCGACTCATCAAGCACCGACAAGTATTCAGCGCGAGCCTCCGGACTGCGGAACGTCGAAGCGCCGTCGCCAGAAGTCCAACAACCCTCATTGCCGACACGCTGCGCTTCGGTCGCCAGCATCCCCGAGGCTTGCGCGTGATCCCAGACCCAAGGCCATTCCGCGCGGTTGTACAGCCAGCCATTCAAGGCCGCCCAGCCGCCCGGCGAAAACGCAGTGGTCGTTTCGAAGACCGGGCGTCCCAGCGCTGTGCCGTCAAACCGGGCAATGGGCACCCAGCCACCGTCGCCATCACTGCGCAAATGCCAGAAATCCCCGGCGCCCATCAGGACGAAAAACGGGTAACCCTCGGCGCGCAGATGGGTGTGGAACTTGATTTTGTTGTTGGTTGCCGCTTTGATCACCAACCGGTTGCCCGTATTGTCGGTACGCCGCACGATCACATTGCGCACGCCCAGCGCCGCATTGGATTCGGGCAATTCAACGGTAAACCCTGCGGCAGTCGCATCGATCTGGACCAGCCCCATGTCATCAGCCGTCAACACCCTGGCGACCGACACCGGCACGAACGGACTCGCCAGCGCTCCTTGAATCAAGTTGGTCGTTTCGGTCTTGGTGAAGGCGTTGGTGATGCCGTACCCCGACAACGAAGTCGGATTCGACCCAAACTGGAACACACCGCGATCATCCACCGTCACCTTGGTATAGGTGCCTGCCGTCTTGTTGGCCGGCAGCAAACCATTGACTGCCGTATCAACGTACTGACGGGTCGCCAGTACCACCGAGGGATCGATCTTCAACTGAATGTTCGCGGTGCCGCTGGTGATGATGTGCATTCGCACCACCTGGTTGCGCCCCGATCCTTGCGAGAGCAACGGCTTGTAACTGGGCGCGGCGTTGGCCACCGCTGAAAACACGCCATCCTTGTCTTCCAGGGCAAGCTCGCGAATCCACCAGCCGCCGACGTCGGGCGGCAGCACCAGCTCGGCGATCAGAATGTTGTCGTCGGTGGGAGACACGCGCAACTGATTGAGCTGCGCCCGGTAGACCTGATTGACCAGCTTGGTTTGTGATGGACTGGGCACCGGATCGGTGCCATTCGCATCGCCAATCAACATGTAGCGCGGTTCCCACGGGATACCCAGCACGTCGCAGTTGGTTTTCTTGGCGGCCCCCAGCGTCGTAAGCATGCCGCCGAACAGAGAATTTTGATTAACCATGGGGGTACACGTCCAATTCGTCGAGGGTGTATTCGTTAACACCGTGGTGACCCTGAATCACCACGTCGATGTCGGGGTTGGTCCAGGGATAAACATCGATCTCATCGCCGTCGTACACAGCGAAACCGACATAAGCGTTCAAGCGGGTTTCCAGTGTGATATCGAGCCCGGTCAGATGCCGGGTCACCGGCTTGGCGTCGTCGATCAGGCGTTCCAACTCCTGAAACATTTCCTCGGTGATGCCGGTGTCCAACACGCCGACCTTTAGCGCAAAGGTGCCCGGCACACCCTCTGGCACCGTGTTGAACCACTCGATGATCTCGATCAGATAGCCCAAAGGCTCGACCACGCGGCGCAACGCACCAATGGTCCCTTTGCGGGCATGGATGTAATACGAGGCGGCGATAGCACTACGCTTGGTCGCCTCTGACCATCGGTAGTCCCAGCGATCGACCGACCACGCCCACGCAAGATGCGGTAGCAAATGAACCGGACAGGTCTGCGCGTTGTAGAGCGTGCGCAACGGGATAATCGTGCGTTCGTAGAATGATGCTTCCAGCGCGCGCTCCAGTTGCGTGCTATTGCTCGGCAGTAGACTTTTCATGTCGCCCCCGCCAGCGTCACTTCGAAACCTGTGCAGTAAGCCGCCGCTGCCTTGCTCGGCGCCAGGTCCTCCCACTCAATGAGTTCAACTCGGGAAACCCCGGCCACATGCAATTGCGCATCCACCGCCGAGCGCGCCACCTCAACACCCAAGCGCTTGCGTGGGTTGATCCACTTCGCTAGGCGCTTTTTGGCTTCCGCTAAACTGGCATCACTTTCGGGGCCGGCGCCGTTCATATGCAGAATGGCGTCAATCCGGTAGTCGATGATCTGCGCCCCTTGCACCTTGACCCGATCACCTAACGGTCGGACGTTTTCGTCATTCAGCGCCGCCCTGACCGCGTCCAGCAACTCAGGACTGGCTTGGCCTTTCCCTTCTGCACTCAGCACCGTGACGGTTACGTGACAAGGCTCTGGACTCTCGGCCGTGGCGTCCGTCACCAGCCCCGAAGCGTTACGCGCATGCAGGATGTAGCTGTTACGCGGCCCCGCCGTGGTCAGCCCTTCAAAGGCCAACTGGATACGCTCACGGTAAGGGTCGTCTTGTTCCTTGACCTCGGACACCGGCGGCACCGCCAGCAGATCCTCGGTCTGAATCACCAGGCGAGGCAGGTTGACGTTCGCCCCCAACTGATCCAGATCGCTGCCGATGGCATGTGCCAGGAGCAGGGCCTTGGCCGCGTCGTTCACGCGGGCGCGGTTGCCGACCTTGTTATAAGCCCCGACCTCCAGCAACTTGACCACGGGATCACTTTCCAGCGGCGCGCTCCAGTTATCGCCCATGTACCCGCGAAAGGTGTCTAACCCTTCTTGATAGACGAACTCAAAGTCCAGCGGCTCCAGCACGTCCGGCGCCGGCAGTGCCGATAGATCCAGGCCACTCATACGCTCACCTCCAGCAGAAAGCGGTCGCCAAGGTATTCGCCGGCAACGCTCAGATCTATTTTCCCGCCAAGCACCGCCACTACCCGCACGCTCTCTAGCTTCAGGCGCGGTTCCCAGCGACCCAACGCCCTGGCCGCCTCCGCTTGCACCGAGCTTTTCCAGCCGGCGTTGATCGGCAAATCGACGAAAGCGCGGAGCTTGCTGCCGTATTCCGGACGGTGCCGACGACTGCCCAGCGGTGTGCCGAGGATGTCGGCCATGGACTGCCGTAGATGCTCGATGCCGGAAATGGGTTGCCCGGTGTGGCGATCCATTCCGATCATCTAAGTCACTCCTTCAACTGTTCGAACTCTGGATTGGCCTTCAGATAACTAACGGCCTGCTCATCCGACACCGACACTTCGACACGGGCCTTGGTGACCGCCAGCGTGCGATTGCTATCGGGGATGACCAGGGTGCGCGAGGTGTAGACTTTGTCGCGAAAGGTCAGCAGCAGAGCCGTAACCGACAACGGCTCATCGGCGGGCAATTCATTGGGCTTGGCCATGTTTTCTCCTGGCATGAAAAAGCCCGCGCGCGGCGGGCTGGATGGGTCAATCGGTTAATGCGTGTGGTGGTTGCTGTTGCCTGTGGCGTCGATGATCGCGGCGGCACTGGTGATGTTCTTCGTGGCATGTAACGTCCCGTCAATCACCACCGCGCCAGTCAGCTTGATGGCCGTGGATTTGATCGCCACCGAATCAGGCGCTAGAGCTGCTTCGGTGCCACCAACCTTGGCCGTCACGGCGTCATCCGTCACGACCACTTCCGTGCTGCCGACCTTGAGGGTAACCGTACCTGTCGGCAAGGTGACGGTGTAGCTCTTGGCCTGCCAGTCGTAGATCAGCGAGCCGCCATCGTCAAAACGCCAGACTTCCACATGGTCGCGATTATCCGGCTGGGCACCGGCATCTCCGTACAGCCCGGGAATGAAGGTACCCATACCGGCCTGACCGCTGGGACTGAGCAACGCGCCTTGCTCGCCCAGGCTCGGCGCTCGCCAATTTCGCGCCTTACCGGCCGCGAGGCTGTGCCAGCGCACCCAGGCGCTCGTCCACTCACCGGTTGAAACCCGGACCATTGCCGCCACCAGATCCACACCGACCACCACGCACGGCATCAGCATGGCCGCGATCATGCGGTCATGTTCGGCACTGGCGTAACTCATGGCGAATCCTCCGGTGCCAGCACCACCTCAACGGGGTGATCGCCACCCGGCGGTACGTCTGGTGGATCGTCCGACCACGGCCATTCCTCAAAACCGAGGTACAACTGATGGGTCCATTCCACCAGCCAGACGGTGTAGCCATCCAGCTCAGGCTTGGTCCAATCCTGCATGGCCTGGACGAACTCGGCAGGCTCAACCGATACACCCCAGGTTTGCATGCGCAGCAACACCGCCAACTGTGCCGCCAGGTGCGCGGCCTGTTGGCAATGCTGCGGCTTGATCGGATCAACAATGATCCGCGCCTCGAACCGACACACCAGCGTGGTTTCGCCGGTGCCGAGGTCCTTGCCCGGTTCGATCTCAGCCATTTCCAAAAACACCACCGGCAACGCAATGCGGTCCTTGATGTTCGGCCAGGCGGTGACCGCTTTTATACCCGGCAAGTTGCTCGCCAGATGCAGCTCAATCGCCCGGTAAAGCTGGTCAAGACTAAAAGGCTCATCAGACATTGGCCGTCCCCTTCAGGTACTTCTGCAGCTCGAAATTGAATTCTTGCTGCAGGATTTCCAGCAAGCGTGCATGGGCGCGTTTGATCCACGCGTCGAAGTGCGGCCGGGCCTGTTCCAGCGACACCTTGGCCTTGGCCAACGGAAAGCGATTGCCGTTTTCTGCGACCCACCCCGAACTGGCCCCGCCAGCACCCGACACTGTGCTGTCGGGATAATCGTCTGCATTGAAGTGCTTACTGGCGGTACGAATCCAGATGTCGGGCTTATTGCCGTAGACCTGCTTGAGGAAAGCGCCCTGATAGCGACGCCCGGCCACCGATACGCCGCTACCGGATTGTCGTGCTCGCCCGATCCGGCTCGACTCAATGGCATTGAGACCGAACCATAACTTGCCGCTGGTGGCCCCGCCGGAGACTGGGTAACTACGCAGACGCTGACGCACCGCTGCAACGGCAATGCGCTCCTGGCGGCTGACCGCGCGGGCAATGTGAGTACGCAGCCAACCCAACGTCTTGTTGATCGCTCGACGCTGAGCCGCGGCGGCTGCTTTCGGCACCAGCTTGGCAAAGTCCTCGAACGCCTGCAGGTCAGCGGCCGAGGACTGGATGGAGAGCATCCCGCCACCGGCCGACGATTTGAAGTAGCTGCCGATACTCATGCGCGCATCCTCAGGATCAAGGCGACCAGACCGTCACCGCTCGGCTCCAGCTGCAGAAGGTCGTACTCCCCACCGCCATCCAGCACCGGCAGATCGACGGTGATCAGCATGCCCTGCTCCAGTCCGTCGGAATCACTGACGCGAATCTCAAAGCGAGGCTCGCGCAGACCGGTGTTGAGCTTGCCGATCTTCGGCTGCAGCCAGGGCGCAGAGAACATGCCCGGCACCGGCTCATCACGACCTTCAATCCGCGCGGTGTCGCCCAGCGTTTCGAACACCACCGCGTCGACCTCAGCGATCAGATCGCGGAAGCTCACGGTCAGAGCTCCAGCAGGATCTGCGCGCGGGGACGCGTGCATAGGTGCAACGGGTTGGACTGGGCTTCGCCGGCCATGCCTTTGTTGAACGGCAGCGGCTCGATCATGCTGTAGTACGGAATGCCCTGGGTGTTGACCGTTTCCATGTAGTCCGCTGGAGCAAACACCGAGATGTACAGATCCGGTACGCCTTCAGGAACGAGCAACGCCTTGTCGTCATGGACAAACGACACGCCGGCCACTTTGCCACGGTAGCGTTCCCAGATAATGCCGCCGAACTCGAAGCTTTCCCGTGCATCACCGCGCAACGCCGCTGCCTGCTGGCTGTTGAGGTAGGTCTCCTTGACCGCTTTGTGAACGATCAGCTTGTTCCAGAAGTTCTTGCCGCAGAAGGCGCGGGAACTGGTGCTGGTCACACTGCCCAGCGCATCCTCTTGCATATCCAGCGCTTCGCCGCATTTAACCCGCAGCTCAGTGCCTTGATCGGCCAGGCCCATCGGCAACTTCTGACGCTGCACACCAAAACGGTCATAAAGGTCCAACAGCACCGTCGAGCCATCGGCATCTAGGATCAGGCCATTGAGTGCGCCCATGCGCTGAAACTCGTGTGTAGCGTCCAACTGACGGCGCGCCTTGGCCAGCCGGGTGTTGACCACGTCCTGCACCGCCTGCAGCTCGGTGCGGGTACCGAAGGCGCGAATGCCTTGAATCTCGTCTGCCTTGATGGTGAAACGCTCAGGCAGGTGCACGGTGTTGAAGGGAATCAGATTACGTTTGCTGGCTGCGACGACCAGGCCAGAACCACCCCGCTCGCCCGCCGGAACCAGCGCGAGGGTGTCGCCGTCCTTCTCAATCTGCACGGTCAGGGTGGTGACCCCTTCCTCACGGAACAAACCCAAGGCACTGATGCGACCTGGTAGATAGGGCTGATCGTTGAGTGCTGCGGTGAGCGCGGTAACGGTGAACGCTTCGTCGTCAAAAATGGCGATATCGGCCATGAGTACTCTCCAGAAATGAAAAACCCCGCTCAAGGCGGGGTGCGTAAACAGGGCTGACCGACTTAGCGGACGATCAGAAAATGGGAGGCCAGCGCCTTTTCGGCATCGAGGTCGAGCCCAGTCAGATGCGCTTCGCTGACTTCCGCCAGTCGCACCACCGCGCGGCCACGGCGGACCACATCGGACTCGCCCAGCGGACCGAAGAGAATGGCGACGGCCGTCTCGCTGCCGTCTTCCGCTGCCGGAGCGTACGGCGCAAAGTGACCCGTAGCTGTCACCAGGCCAAGGATCTGACCGGGATACAGTGCTGGGCCGGCCGCAACGTTGATGGACTCGCGTGAGATGTTTCCCGAGCCTTCCGACAGCAGAAACTCACCGGCGTGGATCGGTTCTTTTTGAATGGTCATGGTCTTGCTCCTTTCGCGCCGTGCGCAGTTCCGGATTGAGCGGCTTGTCGAGCGGCCCAGATCGAGGTGGGATCGGGTTGTTTGGCTTGCACCTTAGGCGCCAGGTCTTCGTCCAGCGGTAGGCTGTTGTCGATTTCGAAACCCTTGCCGCTGCTGACGATCTTGTCGAACAGCCGTGCCCGCACCGCCGCAACGTCCAGGCCAGCAGCGACGTATTCGACGCTGAACTCGGGCAGCCGAGCTGCGACACACAGGTCATTCACCGCTTTGGCGCGGATCAGGCCAGCCTGGACGATTTCTTCGCTTTCCAGCTTGGTAGAGCTGAGCAGCGGCTCGACCAGATTGTTGATACCGGCTTCGGCGCAACGCTGGGTGATCATCAAGGCCAGCTTGGCTGAGTCGACCACGGTGGGAGCCGGTGGCAGCTTGTCGAGCTCCAAGTCGAGATCCGTCTCGGGTGGCTCGTCGAGTTGAGCCAACAACTCGGCCGGTGCGTGCTGGTAACGCTGCAGCACGCTGCCCTGACCCAGACACGCCTTGACCTTGACCCCGTCGCCGACTTCATCAGCTAGACCCAGCGCCACCGCTTCATTGGCGGTCAGCCAGGTTTCAGCGGCAACCAAGCGCCGCAACTCGACCTCATCAATGTCAGGGGCTTTGGCCTTGTAGGCCGCGATGATCGCCTCCATGGTCTGGTCGAGCACATCGGCCACCTTGCGAAAATCCTCGGCATCCCCCGCCGCATACGTCCATGGGTTGTGGATCATCAACATGGCGTTGGACGCGATCACCACGCGGTGAGCACCACACACCGCCACGCTGGCAGCACTGGCCGCCAACGCGTCGACCCGTCCGGTGCAGCGTTCGCCCAAGCGCGACAACGCGTTGTGCATGGCCAGACCGTCGAACAGGTCACCGCCGATGCTGTTGAAGGCGGCGATCACGGGCGAGACACCGTCATCCATGGCACGCAGATCCTGCACGAACTGATTGGCAGTGATGCCCCAGCCGCCGATCTCGCCGTAGACGAAGACTTCGATCACCCGCTGGGCGGCTTCGCCGCTGGCGTGCACGGCGTACCAGGTTTTGTCCTGCACCGGCACCTGTTTACCAGCCCGGTTGTAAACGCGCGGTCGTGTTTTTTTGCTCATTGTTGTTCCTTGTCGTCATTGGTGACGACGGCGTCGAGAGTGTTGTAATTGAGGCCAAGGGTGGTGGCCCGGGCCAGGTCAGCGGCGTTTTCCGCATCGACCGTTTCCGCGTCGTAGCCCGTGCGCAGCACCATCTCGCTGCGTGAAGCGAAGCCCGCCTGCACTTCCATCCGCCGCGCTTGAACGTCCTGCACCGGCTGAATGTAGGCCCAGCCTTGCGGCACCCACCGGGTACGCAGGTATTCACGGCGCCGCCGGGTGTAGTCGTCCAACACCAGGACACCGGACAACACCGCCATGTCCATCCACGCGGCCCGCACCGGACGGCAAAGCTGATGCACGTAGACGCCGAATTGCAGTTGCTCCAGGCGGCGACGAAACTCGTTGAGCACCACGCGAAGCGCGCGGTCATTGACCTCGCGCATGTCGCCGGTGAGGATCTCGTAAGGCGTCCCCGTGCCCGCTGCCGCTGCCATCAGTTGCTGTCGCATGAAGTCCGGATAGTTGTTGCCCGCGTCCGGCGGCTTGGAGAATTCAACCTCTTCACCTGGCCCCAGCTCCTGCATGGTGCCCGGCTCCAGAGCGACCATTGGCGTGAAACCGTCGCGATCAAGGCTCAGCGGCATCCCGGTGACCGGGTCTCTCGGCGTCTGGACGTTATCTGGCGCCGGACGGCTGATGAATCCCGCAAACAGGTTGGCCACTTCCTGGCGGAACAACACCGCGTCATCGTAGTTATCAAGACTGCGCAGGCGCTTGAGTACCGGCGACAAGCGCGGCACGCCACGTAGCTGGCCCGGCTCGACCGGTTCGAAGATGTGCAGCACCTGGGCGGCCGGCACCCGCACCAACTGGTTGTACCCGGCGTTCAGCGACGACGCATCACGCGGATGCGACAGGTACATCCAGTACGCCACCCGCTTGCCGTTCGGGGTGAACTCAATCCCGGCGCGAATGAGGTTGCCGGTTTTGGTGGTCTCGAACTTGTCGTGTGGCACGAACTCCGGGGCCAGGATTTGCAACTGCAACGGGACCGCCAAGCCTTCGTCCAGACCGCGCGGTCGGAGCCGAACAAAACATTCGCCCGAGGTTTCCACCGTGCGTGCGACCAGCGCCTGCTGGCCGTTGAAGTCGGTGCGCTCATCAGCGTCCGATTCATCGACCCAATCGTCCCAGAGTTCCTGCAGCAGTTTGCGCAGGGCCTCGTCGTCGGTTTTCGGTCTTGGCGTGATGCCGGTGCCGATCAGGTTGCTGACGCGTTTGTCGATCACGTTGTAGGCATACGGGTCGTTGCGAACCGCTGCCCGAGACCGTGAACGCAAGTTGCGCAGTGCCGGTGTGTTGATGCTGTTGATCCCGTTGTCCGGCGCATCCCAGCCAGTGGAACGTCGGCCCTCTCCGGCGCCCTCGTAACTGGCCTTGATGTTCGACGGCAACACGAATCCGTTACGGGTAAGCGTCGGAAAGTGACGGGCCATTAGAGTCCTTTGCCCCCGTGGTACAACCGAACCACCCGAGAGCGTGGCCCGGCCGCGCTGATCAGTGACGTGCGAATTTCTTCGCGCGCCTTGAGCAGTTCGTCGATGGTGCGGTATTCCACGGAACGGTCGGTATAGCGCACGACTTTTTCACCGCGTGCGATGGCCGCCTCAACCGCGTCGAGGTGCTTTTGAGTAAATGACATATCAGCGTCTCTTCAGGTAACCGCTGGTGGAGCTGCGGCGTTGAGGTGGCGGGGCTGCCGGGCGCGATTGCACGACAGCAGCAGTGGGTTGCGGAGCCAGTGACGGTGCAGCAGCTGGTGTTGCGAGTGCGGTGACGCGTTCGCCTTGAACGGGCTTGATGCCCAAGGCGTCGTCGAACAGGCCCGACTGCGCCAGGGACTGACGCACTCGCTCCCAGTCGTGTTCCTTGTAACGGTTGAGGCCCAGGTAATGCGCCATGGCCAGGCAATACACCATCAGGTCGAGCGCTTCGTTGCGCTCGGCCTTGCCCTTGACCCATTCGATGCGCTTGTGGCCGCGCACGTATCGCGCAACCTTGCGCTCCGCGACACACTGGTCGAAGAAGTCGTCCGGCAGGTCATTGGCAAAGTGCAGCGCACCCGGGCCGGATTCAAACGGATAGCGGTTGTAGATCCAATCTTTGGCCGTGTCGGTACCGACAAACCACAACTCGGCACCGTTGCGTTCGGTCTGGCCCTTCCAGGTCACGTCGACCATCGACGGGCGTTGAGCAATCACCGGCTTACCGGGTTTACTCGCCCCCTTGATGGCGAACACATTCCGCCAGCGGCGAACGCGGCAGAACTGGTACACCTCATCGGTGTGGTGGCCACCGGAGTCTACG